AGCAAGTTCTTTTGCAGTAGCAGAAACTTCTTCTCTAATTTTTCCTAATTCTTGAGCAGATGTTCCAGCAACATCGCCGTAAACTTTAGTTAAACGAGTTAATTCTTGATCTGCCTGTTTAAATGCGTCTGCTGCCGCTTTACCGAATGCTGCTAATGGTAATGTTAAACCTACTGTTAACTGACGACCTGCCCACTGAGTATTTTTACCCCAGTTGATAAGTTGTACTCCACCATCTTGAATTACTTTATTCATTATTTGAAGTTCTTGCTTCAATAATGCAGCTTTATTCTTTGTTAAATCTAAACCTCTTGGGATATGAACATTATATTGCATCAACCCCTGAGCATTTCTGCCTAGGGGTTGAAGTACAGCATTTTGTAGTTGTACCTGTTGTTTTGCCAGGTCTCTTATTAATCCGCTATTTGTTCTTGAGTGTTCTTGATATGCTCTAAAGTAATCTCTTAACTTTAATCTGCCGCTGTCAAGGTTACGACCAAACTTTTCTACATCTGATGTGAGGCTGACGAAATGTGTAGAAAACTGTCCAGTCTTACGCATTGTTTCAGAGAACATTGCGTTGGTAGCATCGATTTGACCAGCAAGCGCTCTATTGGCACCAGCAAATTCTTGCTGTAATCTAGATAGGCTGTTAGTAACTCGTTGCACATCGGCAATGAGATTTGAAAAGTCTGAATTAGCAACTATACTAGTTACTATTTTTTCGTCAGCCATCTATATTACTTTTACTCCTTAGAGTATCCAAGACCTACTCCGATTCCGAATCCTTGCTCGTGGGCTATTTGACCTTGTAGTGAAACTACATCATCGTTGCTAGCGTTTATACCCATAGCTCTTAAACGGATATCTTCAAAGGTTGGACCTTTGTTATCTTGCTCATCTCTAATGTCGACTCCTTGTAAAGATGCCAAGAATATTCTATTGTCTTTCTCTCTTTTTTGCATCGATTCTATCGTTTGCAAAACTTCTGGTAATGAGAGATTTTCTTCTAGTTCTTGGTAATTCTTCCAAGCACCTACAAGAAAAACTTGCCTTACTAAAGCGGCAAGGTCTAGTTCTGACCAGCCAGAACTGCCGCCGCTATTAGGTTTGGGTCGTCTAGTTTAATTCCTCCACAGACTTCTAGAATTCTGTTAATTGTTGGAACATCTAGAGCTTCCTCTAAAGCGTCACGATCTTTTACTAAGTCTGGAAGTTGTGTTTCCAAAGCAATAGCACAAGCGTCGATCAACACGCTTAGTGATTCATTTTCTGTTGTTGCTTCTTGAGCTTTATTCATGGCACCCATGAATTTTCTCAGCTGTTTAATTGATAGTGGCTTCAACTGTACTGTTGCGCCATTTTGTAATTTAACTTCTTCTACGTCGTATACTGTAGTAGCCAATTTATCCTCCTTGGATAGTTATAAACATTATAACAAATGGATATTATTAATACAAGCACAAAACCCCCATAAAAATGGGGGTTTTGCAAATAGCTTAAATTAATTAAGCCAAGACACGATCAATAATCTTGCCGTATTCTGCGCCTGCGTAGCGGGCGTCTGGGAGAAGACGGAATGTTACTGGGAATGTGGTTGGTGTATTACGTGCAAGGGTGAACTGTGTCTGTTGAACAGAGAGAACACGACGAGCATAATATACACGCTCAGTTGTTGCTGAAACCTCAGCTGCGCCTGTGCTATCCAAAGCAAATGTTGGAGCTTGTCCAACTGCAAATAGTTGACGCTCTGTTGGAGCGGCACCGAGAGCACCTGCTTCAAATCCTAGTGTAAGGTCTTTGTCGCCTGCGCTTGTTGCGCCCTTTGTTGGATAAAGATCTGTTGAAGCAGATCCATCCTTCTTGAGTGTTGCAACTCCCTGTCCGAAAACAGTGAGTGTGTTCTGTAGCGTTCCTTCTGTCATTTCAGTCATAATCATAACCTGCATAGCAGACTTGAAAAGCTTAGCAGCATCAAGGAGCTGGTCTACAGTAACATCTTCGTATGTTGGGTTATAAGTGATCTGAAGACCATTGTTTGTAAAACCAACGTTACGAACTTTTGTAGTAGCAGCATCCAAAGTTGTTGCAGCAGATGTACGAGCAGCGAGAGTAATACCTCCAGACGGTGTGTCTAGAAGATTCTCAACGTATGCGTTATCTGTTGAATCCTTAACGGAAATATAAACTGGTGCAGCACCGACGATAATATTCTTAGCATTGTTAAATGCCATCTTTTTCTACCTCCTAATTTTAAAAAATTAAATTGTTAGGCTGGCTAGGCCCTTTCCTCTTTCCTCTATGTCCAATTTTAGGCCATTAGGGGTCAAAAGGCAAACCTATTATAAATATCTACCAGAGGAGTCTGTGTTACGTGAGTATTTGATCTCAAGAATGACATCTGCTGAAAAGAAGCCTTGAAGCTCCTCAGAAGGAGCAGTTGGCGACATATCGGCTACATAAATTGTGTGTATCTTAAACTTGTCGCTATTAAATCCAGGATGCCTATTCATATCCTTAGCCGCATCATCCATCCTACGGAATTCATCTATCATAAAGTTTCTAATCTCATTAATCTCTGAAACATCGGTTGAATATACGGTGAATAGAATTTGCTCATTACAGATAAGCCATAGGGTATCGTATGATACTCCTATTTTGTCATAGATTATATGTTTCTTCCCGCTCAAAAATTGATTCATTTCTGGGTATTGCTGTACTGGCAGTATTGGGACTATATTCTCTCCAACATTATCACTCCAATATATGCTCTCATCAAATATTCCTGCTGCCTTTAATTTAGCCCAAAGATATTTACGTAGTTCAAGCATTGCGTCTAATTTATAATTAACTGTCATAATGATGCTCCAAATGCAGAAGTCAATGCGGCATCTGCTTGAATTGATATTGTATTAGGATTAAATGAATATTTAACTGTTTTAATTTCTGACGGCAAATTTAAAGCCTTAGTCATAGATCTATTAAATAATTGTTGGAATCCAGATCGCTTAATTGCTAGATTAACTAAATTAGATCTAAAGAATCTAGAATATGTCATCATAAATGAATTTTTAACACCCGTTCCGCCAGGTCTCCTGACCGTTACAGAGGCTCCAATTGGCATGAACACCTTGTAACCATTAGTCTCAAATACAAGGCGCTTAGAATGGCGTGGAGCAATTTTAAGAGGCATCCCAGCTTCCATCACAGAGGCTTTATTTACAAATACATGTCTACGATTGCCTTCTGATTTTGCAAATGTTTTTGAAGGCAGGAATTCATATGTCATTGAAAAACCCAAGCCTTCTGTATTTAATTTATTTAATTTAAATAATCTTGCTGACTTATCTCCAGTTTGATTCCATTCATATACATGGTGCAGAGATTTAGGTTTAACTCTGGCCTGTGAATCTACATATTCGCCAAATTCTTTTTCTATTTGATTAAATATAACTTCTTTAAATTTATTTTTAAATGCAGCATTTGAGGTTAATTTGCTAATTACCTGTACATTGTAATATACATAAGCAGATATTTGAGCCACTAGACTTTCCTTCATAACCCCGCCTTTTGATGCGGTCATGAGATTTCTTAGGCCGCTGGATGCCTGGAGCAACGGTACATTATATTCCAATGTTCTGATTCTCCGATCTCTTTACAACTGAGTTGTAGGCTATAATATTTCCAAATCCATCTGTCAATGGGGTGCTTCCTATTATTTCAAAAACTGTAGGTGTATCTGTTGGATAATTTAATTCAACCCAAATAGGATTATTTTTTGAATCTCTAATATTAGTAATCTTTTCTCTAAAGGTTAAACGTTGAGATGTTCTTATTTGAAGAATTTCTTCGTTTGAATATTTTGTTCCAAAAGATTGTATGCTGTTTGTACGTGTTGAAGAAGAGTTGCTTATTACACCTTTGGCAGAGCAATCTATTGTTTTATAGTAAATCCATTCTTTTACTATAGCTCCAGTATCTGGGTCTTGCAAATCTGTTTGTCTATAGACATCCATCTTCATAGACAAAACGGAGTCTACGAGATCTATCATATGACAACCATAGTGGTAAGGACATATGGATACAATAATTGATCCGCATATGCATTACCAGTTCCTTTGTATGCGTCTGATGAATATTCGAAATCCCAATCGAAAGTAGATATAGTCTTAACGTATTTGTTTGTCCAGACCTTATCTTTAGCAAAATAGTCTCCGATTAGCTGAATACATGCCTGCTCAACATTATCTGGAACTTCGGCCCATCCAAATTTTCCAGCAACTTTATATCTAGTATCTTTTCTAAATGCGCCATTTCCGCCGTAATCGTTTATTGTTGGCGGAACCATTCCATTCGCTGTATAAACAGTATTGTCTAGAGAGTCAGTTCTGTCTACTCTTAGACCAAATCCTGTTTCTGAAATAATTGGTTCAAATATCCAATTATTTTCGTTATTAATATTGTCTACTAATAGCAAATCATTTCCATATAATTCATGTAATGTATCTAATTTAAATGGAAGCGGAAGTATGTCTGATCCAGATCCATAAGCTATTTGAACATCATCGTATAAATAAAAGTTTTGTCCAGTATGATTTTCAATTACTTTTCTTGCATACTTTTCTGCCATAACTAATTCATGGTATGACTTATAATTTGGATCAGATGGATCTGTAGCTATGCCTAAATCTTCTACTGCTTCTGCTAATGATGCATAAGGGGTTACAACATCTACAAATGTATCATGACTAGCACCTGTGGCACCGACTGTATATTTCCATTTTAATTTAAGATTCTTGTTTCTGTCAGTTAATGCATAAGGTATATTTATTTCGTATGATCCAGGATCTACTTCTGATTTTGTAGCAACAAGATTAGATGATATTGGAGTAGACGGACTTATTGATGGTACTACTGCTGGGTCTTGTGTTATATCATAGATATCTACAAGTACTGATCCGTCAGCATCTACTATTTGACCGCCCCAGAATATTTTTGTTTTAGCTGGTGCGTAACTATTTTTATATACCTCTGCCATTTAATTGGCCTAGTTGTAGAACTCCTGCACTTCTGCTGGAGTCGCCATAACAAAGCCTTCCTCCTTATCAAAAATTGCTTGGGCTGTGTCTTTGTCCATAGCAACAAATGGGTGCTCCTTGGTAAATGTATGACCCATAATTTCATAACTATAATTTGGTCTAGTCATT